GTCTCGCCCTCGGGCAGGCAGTTGAGGGACAGGTCCGTCATGGGCGGCTCCTCAGATCAGTTGCAGGCTGGCCAGAAAGGCGCTGGCGGCGGCAAGCTCGGNGGTGGGCAGTTCGATCTTGATGTGCGAGATCACGTCCGAGGCTTCGGCNTTGATGCCTTCGTCGCGCANNGCGGCCTCGATCATCCGGGCGGCCGCGTCGCGATCCTTGAGATTGAGCGGATCGGGCAGCGCGGCGTAACCGATGCGGATGGTGGTGATGGCGGTCATGGTCAGGCTCCTTCAGGATTGGATGGAGGCATCGGCCCGGGCGCGGCATCCCGCCTCGAAGGCGGCTTCGAGCGCGGAGCGGATCGCCCAGACGCCGTGTTCGTGGAAATCGAGTCTGTCGGAATTGCGGGTTTCCAGCGTTTCGAGAAACAGGTGACGGTCCGCGATCTCGAGAAGCAGCGCGTCGCGATCATGCTCCGGCGCGGGTTTTTCATGGGTGGTCATGGGGTTGTCTCCTATCCTGATGCGTTTCCCTGATCCGAGACTCGCTCCGGTGCGGAGTGTAATCAACTGAACTCGCAGCAATTCCATTGCTTTATCACGCGCGGGGTGAGCCATGCAGGGCCTGAGCGAACGCCAGTATGCCGCCCGCGTGGGTCTGTCGCGCGGGGCGATCCAGAAGGCCAAGGAAGCTGGCCGGCTGGTGCTCTTTGCTGATGGCAGTATTGACGCCGAGGCATCTGATCAGCGCCGCGCGGCCATGACCGACCCGTCGAAATCACGCGCAGCACCAAAATCATCTGCTGCGCCAAAGGGGAAACTGAAGCCGGTGCCCGAGGCCGCCGTCGCTGCGGTCGGGGACACGCTCAAGGAGCAGGGGATGGCCGCGCCGGCCGGCGGCGGTGGCACGACCTTTCTGCAGGCCAAGACCGCGAATGAGGTGCTGAAAGCGCAGGAACGCCGCATCCGGCTGCAAAAGCTGAAGGGTGAGTTGGTCGACCGGGCACGGGCGGAAACCCTGATGTTCCGCCTTGCGCGCGAGGAACGCGATGCCTGGGTGACATGGCCCGCGCGTGTGGCCGCGCTCATGGCCTCGGAACTGGCGGCTGCCCTTGGAGAGGGGATCACGGTGGAGGCGGCGGTGATGCAGAAAGTCCTGGAAGCCCATGTCCGCGCCCAGCTCGACAGCCTTGCCGATATCCGCAGCGGCCTTGGGTGAGGATGTCGCAGGGTTCGATGAGGCCAACGATCTGCTGCGCGCCTGGTCGCGGGGCTTGCGGCCCGATCCGGACCTGACCGTGTCGGAATGGGCCGACCGGCACCGCTGGCTGTCGTCGCGCGCTTCCGCCGAGCCCGGGCGCTACAAGACCGCGCGCACGCCCTATATGCGCGAGATCATGGATGCGCTCTCGCCCGCCAGCCCGGTGCAGCGGGTGGTGTTCATGAAGGCCGCGCAGGTGGGCGCGACAGAAGCGGGCAACTGCTTCATCGGCTTTGTCATGCACCACGCGCCGGGGCCGATGCTGGCGGTGCAGCCGACGGTAGAACTGGCCAAGCGCAACTCGCGCCAGCGGATCGACCCGCTGATCGAGGAAAGCCCGGAGTTGCGCGAGCGGATCAAGCCTGCGCGCTCGCGTGATGCAGGCAATACGATGCTGTCGAAGGAATTCGCGGGCGGCATCCTGATCATGACCGGGGCCAATTCTGCGGTGGGGCTGCGCTCGACCCCGGCGCGGTATCTGTTTCTGGATGAGGTCGATGCCTATCCGGCCTCGGCCGATGAGGAAGGCGATCCGGTGACGCTGGCGGAAGCGCGGTCGCTGACCTTCGCGCATCGCCGCAAGGCGCTGCTGATCTCGACGCCCACCATCCGCGGGCTGAGCCGGATCGAGCGGGAATTCGAGGCCAGCGACCAGCGGCGCTATCATGTGCCCTGTCCGCATTGCGGGCATGTGCAATGGCTACGCTTCGAGCGGCTGCGATGGGACAAGGGTCAGCCGGACACGGCCGCCTATCACTGCGAGGGCTGTGACACCGCTATCGCCGAGCACCACAAGACAGCGATGCTGGCGGCGGGCGAGTGGCGTGCGACCGCGCAGTCGCAAGACCCGCACACGGTGGGCTATCACCTCTCGGCGCTCTACTCACCGATCGGCTGGCTCTCATGGGCGCGGATCGCGCGCGCCTGGGAGGCGGCACAGGGGTCGGACGAAGCAATGCGGGCGTTTCGCAACACCATCCTCGGCGAGACCTGGTTTGAGACCGGCGAGGCGCCGGACTGGCAGCGGCTGGCGGAGCGGCGAGAAGAGTGGACCGCTGGCACCGTGCCTGCGGGTGGCCTGTTCCTGACCGCGGGCGCCGATGTGCAGAAGGACCGCATCGAGATCGACGTCTGGGCCTGGGGCCGCGGGCTGGAAAGCTGGCTGGTCGATCACGTCGTCATCGAGGGCGGTCCCGGCGATCCGACCTGCTGGAAGAAGCTGACCGAGCTGTTGGGACGCACATGGCAGCATGAGAGCGGCCAGCATCTGACCATCGCGCGACTGGCCATCGACACGGGCTATGAGACCAGCGCGGTTTACGCATGGGCGCGGCAGGTGGGCTTTGCGCAGGTGGCGCCGGTCAAGGGGCTCGAGGGCTTCAACCGCGCCAGCCCGGTGACGGGTCCGACCTATGTCGACGCCACCGTGGCTGGCCGCCGGCTGCGCCGCGGCGCGCGGCTGTGGTCCGTGGCGACCTCGACCTTCAAGGCCGAGACCTACCGCTTCCTGCGCCAGGAGCGACCGACACCAGAGGAGATCACGGACGGCGCCGCGTTCCCGGCGGGAACCGTGCATCTGCCGACATGGGCCGATGGTGAATGGCTCAAGCAGCTCACCGCCGAGCAGCTGATCACGGTCAAGTCGAAGCGCGGCTTCACCAAGCTCGAATGGCAAAAGCTGCGCGAGCGTAACGAGGCGCTGGACTGCCGGGTCTATGCGCGCGCCGCCGCATGGATTGCAGGGGCGGATCGATGGTCGGAAGCGAGGTGGCAAGATCTGGAGCGGCAGTTGGCGGTCGAGATGGCCGGCCCGAACGGGGATGCGGCCGCGAAACCTGTGCCACGTCCGTCCGTGCGTCGGCGGTCCGTGCGGTCGAGGTACATGGGGTGAGTAAGTATCAGTGCCACGGTCTCTTTCCGCTTCGGTGGCTTCTGAGCGGCCCGCGCCGCCGCGCGGCAAAATCGTCGATGATCATGTGCAGACGTCGCTCGTCGATGTCCTCGGGGTCGAATCGCTTGCCGTACCATTCCAGCAGCCGCTCGTGGTCCTCGTGTTCGGGATCGGACACCGCCTCGAGGAATTCCTCGAACCCGCTGATACCGCCAACGTCCTCGGGCGGGGCGCGGCGGGCACCGGCGATGAAGCGCGGATATTCGACACCGGCGTCGCCCTGCCGGACCTCACCGACGGTGATCCGGTGCTGCCAGTTGTCGCCGAAGTCGTAGACGTAGAGGAACTCGCGGACCCCGCGCTCCAGCACTGTGCCGAGACGCAGCGCCCTGGCCTGGTAGACCTTGCGCTCATAGAGCTCGTCGTCGGGAGACGGCACACCGTAGATCTTATCTGCGATCTCGAATTCGTAGAGGTGATAGTCCCACCATCCCATCACGACCTGGATGATGTCATGCATCGCGGCCAACGTGGTAGAGAGCGGCACGTCCAGTTCGCGCCAGACCAGCGGGTCGGTTCCTTCGAGTTCAATTCGAATACGGACGACGGGTTCGGACACGGCAACCTCCGGATTGCGACAGGCCGAACATAGAAGGTGATCGCAATGCCGACAATCATCGAGCTTCGCGCCCGCCGTGACGCCCTCTCGGCGCAGCGGTCCTCCGGCGTGGCGCGCGTCAGCTATGATGGCAAGACGGTGGATTATCGCTCTGTGGCCGAGATTGACCGGGCCATCGAGGCGCTGGATCGCGAAATCGCTGTGCTCGAGGGGCGGCGGATCGTGCGGCAGGTGCGCATCACGACCAGCAAGGGGCTGTAAGCATGGGGCTGTTCGACAGGTTCCGCCGCCCAGTGTCGGGCGGGCCAACGTCCTCCGGGCTTACGCGGCTCCCCCGGAGCCACGGTCCCTCCGGACTGCGCGCCCGTCTGGAAGGCGCAATGTCCCGGCGCCGCCTGCGCGGCTGGAACCCGCCGTTGGAGAATATCAACACGCTGGTCGCCTCCGGTGGCCCGAAGCTGCTGGCGCGGGCGCGCGAACTGGTGGTCACCAACGGCTATGCGGCGAATGCCTGTGAAGCGTTCGCGGCGAACCTTGTCGGCGACGGGATCAAGCCCTCCTCCCTGATTGAGGATGCGGCATTGCGGGATCATGTCCAGAAACTCTGGCTCGCGTGGACCGATGAGGCCGACGCGGACGGGCTGACCGATTTCTACGGTCTGCAGGCCATGGTCGCGCGGGAGATGTTCGTCGCGGGCGAGTGTTTCGTGCGGATGCGCCCGCGCCGGGCCGAAGATGGCCTGCTGGTGCCGTTCCAGTTGCAGTTGCTGCAATCGGAAATGCTACCCTTCGAGAAGACCGAGACAGCCGCCAACGGCAATCGCATCCGCTGCGGCATCGAATTTGACCTGATCGGGCGGCGCGTCGCCTATCATTTCCGCCGCAGCCACCCCGGTGACAGCACGGATCGCCGCCGCGTGGCCGTGCCGGAGACGGTGCGCGTGCCTGCCGAGGATGTGCTGCACATCTACCGACCCATCGATGCAGGGCAAATTCGCGGCCTGCCGCATGTGGCACCCGCCATGGTGCGGCTCTTTCTGCTCGATCAGTACGATGACGCCGAGCTCGACCGCAAGAAGACCGCAGCGATGTTCGCGGGGTTCATCACCAAGACCGCGCCGGAAGAGCTGATGATGGGCGAGGCCGAGGCAGACCTCGACGGCGCGGCCATCGCCAGCCTCGAGCCGGGCACGATGCAGGTGTTGCTGCCGGGCGAGGACGTGAAGTTCTCGGCACCGGCCGATGTGGGTGGCGGTTACGAGGCGTTCCAGTACCGGACTCTGCTGGCGGTCTCCGCCTCGCTGGGGCTGCCCTATCATCTGGTCACCGGCGATACCGCCCGAGCCAACTATTCGTCCTTGCGCGCTGAACTCGTGGAATTCCGCCGCCGGGTGCAGCAGCTTCAGCACGGGGTGATCGCCCATCAGCTCTGTCGCCCCGTCTGGGCGCGCTGGCTGGAGACCGCACGGTTGGCCGGACGGCTGGATCTGCCTGATCCGGCGGCCGCGCGCGCCGTGCAATGGATCCCGCCCCGCTGGGATTGGGTCGATCCGCTGAAGGATATCCAGGCGCAAATCCTCGCCATGGAAGCGGGGATCACTTCGCGGCGCAAGGTGGTCGAGGCCACCGGCTACGATGTCGAGGAAGTCGACCGCGAGAACGCAGTAGACGCCAAACGCGCCGCCGATCTGGGGCTGCACTACCGCACCAGCCCCGGCGAGACGCAAGGCGCGCGGGCCACCCCGGCGCGGCATCCTGATCCGGATGACGGGGCACACCAAAGCAATGGCGATGACGCGGCAGCGACCGGGCCCGCCACCAATCAGGAGTGAAACCATGAACAGTTGGTACTCGATCCGCGCTCGCGCAAGCGGGGCGGAAGTGCTGATCTATGACGAAATCGGCGCCTACGGCGTTTCGGCCAAGGGGTTTCTGGCAGAGCTGGGCGCGCTGCCGGATGACGCGCCGATCGATCTGCGGCTCAACAGCCCCGGCGGCTCGGTCTTCGATGCCGTCGCCATCCACAACGCGCTGAGCCGGCATGCCGGCCCGGTCACCGTCTGGATCGACGGGATCGCGGCCTCGGCGGCCAGCTACATCGCCATGGCAGGCGATGAGATCGTCATGCCGGAAAACGCTTTCCTGATGATCCATGACCCAAGCGGGCTGGTCATGGGCACGGCTTCGGACATGCGCGACATGGCCGGAACGCTGGACAAGATCGCGGCCAGCATGACGCGGGGCTATGCGGCCAGATCAGGCAAGCCCGAGGGTGAAATCGCCGCGCTTATGGCGGCCGAGACCTGGTTCGACGCGACAGACGCAATGGATCTGGGGCTGGCCACACGTATGGCAGAGCCGGTGCGGATTGCGGCGAGCTTTGATATCGCGCGGTTTCGGAACGCGCCGCCTTCGCTGCTCCAGGACGTCGCGGAAACCGTTGCCACCTCCAACGGTTTTGAACTCGATCCGGATCATATGACGGAGGCAACCCTGCCGGCGGCGTCTGACAGTGATGTTGGGAAAGACAACATCACTCCAGGCGATACCACAACGTCAGCAGAGGACCCATCGGCGCCGCGTGAGCAAAGCGAGGGTGTTGCAGACGGGAACACCCAACCGAGCGGGGCGGAAAGCTGCGTTGCAATCGCCAACGCAGCACCCGATGCCAGCGCCATCCGCACCGAGGTGATCGCCCATGCCCGTGCCGTGATCGACCTTTGCCGTCTGGCGGGACAGCCGCAGATGGCAGGGCGGTTTTTGGAAGAGGACGCCGGTCTGGATGCGGTCCGCGCGCAGCTTCTGGCCGCCAAGGCCGAGGCCGCGCCGCAGATCAACCCACATCATCCACAACCCGGGCGCAGGTCCACCACACGCCCTTGGGGCGATGTCATCGCCCGCACATTCCGCCAAAAAGGATAAACCACCATGACCACGCTCACTGAAGGCAAACACGCGGGCGGCTTTCTCACCTGGGAAGTGCTGCGCGATTACACCCGCGAAACTATCACCCTCGCGTCCGGCGCTGGCAAGCTCGCGCCCGGCAGCGTGCTGGGCAAGATCACGACGGGCGGCAAATACACGGGCCTTGCGCCCGCTGCCACGAATGGCAGCCAGAATGCCGCTGGCATCCTCTGGGCCGCTGTCGATGCCACCGATGCCGACGCCCTCGGTGTGGTGCTTGTGCGCGGCCCGGCCATCGTGAACCGCCATGAGATCATCTGGCCCGAGGCCGCAACCGAGGCGCAAATCACCACCGCCACCACGGCGCTTGCCGCATTCGGCATCATCCTGCGCTGAGCCAAGGCGCAATTCCCCGTCAATTACAGATCAGAAGGAGGCACGCTGTGGCCACCATGGACATCTTCGAAGGCGACGCCTTCTCCATTATCGAGCTGACCCGCGCGCTCGAAAACATCCCCTTCAAGCCAGCGATCCTCTCGGGCGCAAACCTCTTCGGCTCCCGCGGCGTGCGGTCGCGCACCGTGATGATCGAGAGCCGGGACGGCACCCTGTCGCTGATCCCGTTTTCGGAGCGCGGTTCGGCCTACGAGTCCCAGACGCCTGAGCGCCGCGACATGCGCGCCTTTGTTGTGCGCCAGTTCAAGAAGCAGGACGTGCTCTGGGCCTCGGAAATCCAGGGTATCCGTGATTTTGGCTCGGAAACCGCGGTGATCCAAGTGCAGACCGAGATCGCGCGCAAGCTCGGACGGCTCCGCAATGATGCCGAGGCCACGTTTGAGTTCCATCTGTTCAACGGCATCCAGGGCGTCGTAAAGGACCCGCGCGACGGGGCCACGGTAATCGACTACCATGCCGAGTTCGGCATCACGCCCGCGGCGGAGGTGGACTTCGATCTGGACAACACGAGCCCCGCTTCTGGCGCGCTGCGCAAGCGGGCCCAGGCGCTGATCGAGAGCGTCGAGGACAGCCTTGGCGGGCTCGCTGCCGGTCAGGTGCAGCTGCGCGCCGAATGCGGCTCGGCCTTCTTCGCCGATCTGGTGGCGCATAAGGAGGTGCGCGAGACCTATCTCAACACCGCAGCCGCCGCCGATCTGCGCGGCCGCGTGGGCGATGAGGTCAGCTTCGGCGGCATCACCTTCCGCCGCTACCGGGGCGGCCTCGGCTTCGGCGTGCCGACCGACAAGGCGTATTTCTACCCCGAAGGCGTCGAGGGGCTGTTCGAGATCTACTACGCCCCTGCCGACACCTTCGAGACGGTCAACACGGTGGGCCTGCCGCTCTATGCGCGCATGATCCCCGACCGTGACCGTGACGAATGGGTGCGCCTCGAGATCGAGAGCAACCCGCTGCCGATCTGCACCCGCCCGCAGGTGTTGCGCAGCGCGCGGCGGACCTGATGACGGCCGTCGCCATGGCGCTCGACGCGTTGTTCACGGATGGCAATGTCGGGCGTGATGCCGTCTACACGGCCGAAGGCGGCGTGCCCGTCCTCGTCCGCGTGGTGACCCGTCGCGCGGACGATATCACCGGGTTTGGCGACGCGCGCCTCTGGTCGGAGACCACGCGCGTGGATATGCGCGTTGCGGAAGTGCCAATGCCGCGCCCCGGCGACCGCATGGAGATCGACAGCGAGGGTTTCCTTATTCAAGGGGAGCCGGTGCGGGATCGCGAGCGGCTCATCTGGACCGTGGATTTGAGGCCAGCGTGAAGCTGAAGCTGGACGTCACGCCCGATCTGGTCGCCATGATGGCCGCCGAGATCGCCGCGGGCGAAAAGGCCGTCTCCGCCGCAACGCGCGAGGCCGGGACCACTCTCAAGTCCGCCTGGCGCGGGCAGATCACCGGCGCGGGGCTGGGCCAGCGCCTCGCCAACACTATCCGCTCCGAGCAGTTCCCGAAAGGCCGCCCCAGCCTGAACGCCGCCGCGCTGGTCTGGTCTAACGCGCTGGACATCGTCAGCGCGCACGATACAGGCCCGCTGATCCGCTCGAAGGCAGGCTTCTGGCTGACGATCCCGCTGCCCGCAGCCGGTCGCGGCCGGCGGGGCGGCAAGATTACCCCCGGCGAATGGGAACGGCGCCGCGGGCTGCGCCTGCGCTTTGTCTATCGCCGGTCGGGACCGAGCCTGCTCGTGGCCGACGGGCGTCTGAATAACCGGGGGCTAGGCGTCGCCTCGCGCTCGAAGACCGGACGCGGCCGCGCCACGGTCCCGATCTTCCTGCTGGTCCCGCAGGTCAAGTTGCCGAAGCGGCTGGATCTGGATCGGGATGCCGATAGCGTGCAAGGCAGTCTGCCGGGGCTGATCGTGGCGAATTGGGTGGAGGGGCGATCAGGTTGAAGGCCGCTATGCGGACCTTCCTACCCGTCGCCACGGCCGTGCGATTAGCCACTGCGCGTGCGCCCCCCGGAAATAGATGGCGTCTGCCCCCGAAACCGGTCAGGGCGTGATCGCAACCTTCAGCACGCCGTCGCGCTGGTTCGCGAAAAGGTCGTAGGCCGCCTCTATGTCGTCCAGCTTGAAGCGATGCGTAACCATCGCACCCAGATCAACCTGGCCGGACTCGATCACCGCCATCAGCCGGCGCATCCGCTCCTTGCCGCCGGGACAGAGCGTCGTGATGATGGTGTGGTCGCCCAACCCCGCGACGATGGCATCGAGCGGGATCTTCAGGTCGCCGGAGTAGACCCCGAGGCTCGACAACGTGCCGCCCGGCCGCAGCACCCGAAGTGCCGCCTCGAATGTGGACTGCAGCCCCAGGGCCTCGATGGCGACATCGACGCCGCGGCCGTCGGTCATGCGCAGGATCTCGTCCACCGGATCGACCTTCGAGAAATCCACGACCTCGTGCGCGCCCATCCTGCGCGCCATCTCCAGCCGCTCGGGCACCCGATCCACCGCGATGATCTTCGCCGCCCCCATCAGCCGCGCGCCCGCCGTCGCGCACAGCCCGATCGGCCCTTGCGCGAACACCGCCACCATGTCGCCGATCCGGATTTTGCCGCTCTCGGCACCGCCAAAGCCGGTGGACATGATGTCAGGGCACATCAGCACCTGTTCGTCGCTGAGGGTCTCCGGCACCGGCGCGAGGTTGGCCATCGCGTCCTGAACCAGGATGTATTCGGCCTGCGCGCCGTCGATGGTGTTGCCGAACTTCCAGCCACCCAGTGGCTTCCAGCCGTGCTTCGTGCCCGCCCCGTCCTGCGAGCAGCGCCCGCACTGGCAGGCGTTCGACCACATGGACGGCGTGATCGCGCCGGCGATGACCCGCTGTCCTTCGGTATAGCCCTGCACGGCCGAGCCCAGCTTTTCGATCACGCCTACCGGCTCGTGCCCGATGGTCAGTCCTTTCGCCACCGGATACTCACCCTTCAGGATGTGGACATCCGTCCCGCAGATCGTGGTCGTGGTGATGCGCACCAGCGCATCGAGCGGGCCGACATCCGGGACCCTCTTGTCATCCAGCACGATCCGCCCGGGTTCCACGAACACCGCCGCTTTCATCATCGCCATCTTCCATCTCCCATATCGGTTAATTGCGGGGAGAGTCGCAGGATCGGACAGGGCTGTCTTTGCGGCAGATCAATCTTTGCTCCAGCCTCCGAGAGGCCCGACGTCGGCGGCCTGCTTCAAGCGAGGGTATGGCGCGCAGAGTATGCGCCCCCGCTTTATGGCCACGGCGGTGAAGGTAGACTCGAGGCGGACCCTTTCTGCAACTGCACAGTAGTGTGAAAACATGCCCACCCCCCGCGAAACCATCCTCGCCGCGCTGCACGCGCGGCTATCGGGGCTGCCTGCCACCGCACTCCGCGGCGAGGTGCTGCCCGAGCGCGTGCCGGCCGATGGACTGCTGATCCTGCGCGACGGCGAGCCGGGCGACCCGGAGGTGACGCTGTCGCCGCTCGCCTACCACTACCAGCACCGCGCCGAGATCGAAGCCGTTGTGCAAGGCGCTGACCGGGATGCGGCCTTCGACGCGCTGACCGCAAGCATCGGCGCGGCGCTTGCCGCCGACCGCACGCTGGGCGGGCTCTGCGACTGGGTCGAAGCCGAAGCACCGCGGCCAGTGGACTTGGCCGTAGAGGGCGCGGCCAGCCTGAAGGCCGCGGTCATTCCGGTCGTCTTGCATTATTCAACTGACGATCCGCTTGGGTGAACCTGCGGCCAGCCTGAAGGCCGCGTTCGGCGGGACGACAGTCC